TCATAAGTGAAATAATGATCAATCTACAAGCGGGGATGGAGTTAACGGATTGTGCCAACCTGTTAAAAATGCCCATTGCTCATTTGCGCGGTTGGTATAACAACAACTACTGCAACTTCAGATACGCGGCGGATTACAACAAGTCGAAGAATAAAAAACACCACATGATAAAAGTGCAACGCCTTGATAAAAAAGAAGGCGTGAAGGCAGATCCGGAAGATTTCAAAACCTCAAGCTGGTTCTTAGAGCGAAAATATAAAGATGAGTTTTCCAAGGAAGTAACTGTTAACGTCAATCATCGGGTGATCATCAGTGTGATAAAAATAAACGCCGCTATATTGATTAAATATATTCCCGATCCTGACAAACTACGGCTGGCCAAGGAAGAATTAGTTACCGAATTGAATCGCATTTCCTTGGAACAATCGCTGGTTATATGATCGAAACGCGCATTGGCGATTTACTCGGGGCCGAAATAGATTCTTATCTTTCTTCCAGAGAAGTAAACGCCTTGCCAATGAATGATTTTTTTACCCAGAGAATAAAGATAAAAGACCTGTTTAATAAAATCATTCCGCTTGAACCTAATTCTATTCAGCTTCAACATCAGAAGACGAAAGAATCCTATGTCAAGCGTGGATTAAAACCGCATTTTTTACTTCTAAAATATAGGCGTGGAGGGTTTACGACCTGGGAGCAGGCCGCCTCTTATCGGGCTACCGTGAGCATGAGTAACGTCACGTGTGCTACCGTGGCCGATACACAAAAAAATACTCAAGCTATTTTCAGAATGGTTATTTTAATGCTTCGCCTGGACTATCGGCTGAACCTGAGAATAACTGAATCATCCTCGCACATCGGTTGCCCTGACCTGGGGAGTTTTTTTGACATAGGAACGGCAGGCAGCAAGGCGTTTACCAGGGGTGATAATTTATATCGCTTTCATGGTTCGGAGGTAGCTTGGTGGGATGGCTCAATAGAAGACATCGACAACCTGGCGGCAGGATTTACCGAGGCTGCGCGGGAGGGTGAAGTGGTCCTGGAGACTACGGCCAATGGGGCGCGGGGATGGTTTTATGAAAATTTCAAAGAAGCAATCGCCGGGCAGAACAAATGGATTCCGCTTTTTTACCCGTGGTTTTCTGACGAGCGTAACATAATCGTACCCACACCAGAAACCACCGTTAAGTTTTTAGACACGGCAGGGGATGAGGAAAAAGAGGTAATGGAAAAATACGCCCTGACCATTCCGCAGATGCTTTGGCGACGTGATAAAAAATTTGAGCGTAAACGGCTTTTCCAACAGGAGTATCCGGAAACATGGGAGCAGGCTTTCGTAGTCCGAGGAAATACATTTTTCGACCTCGCAACCCTAGACGCCCTTTCGCTTTCCGTAAAAGAACCAATCTATGAAGGCTCAAATGTTACAAAATGGGAAAAACCTTTGCCTGAAAACAAATATGTAGCGGGTGCGGATTGTGCGGACGAGAACACAGGGAACTCTGACTATTCAGTTTGCGGTATGTTAAACAAAAAAACCGGAGAACAAGCTGCGGTGCTCCGTGGCAAATGGCGACCAGAGGTATTCGCCCGTAAAGCCATAGAGTTATGCAGGGAATATAACGATGCTATGTTTGCTTGTGAGGTTAATAATCATGGGCATAGTGTGTTAAATACAGTAATGAACACGCTGCTTTATAAAAATCTTTACTACTACGAAAAGACGATTGAACGGGATAAATTTGGCAAGCCGCGAAAAGAAAAACGACCAGGATTCTTGACAAATGCCCATTCAAGACCTATTCTCTTGGATGAACTCAACGAGGCTTTGGAGCAGGGGCATATGGGCGTCAATGACAGATCATTTCTCGCGGATTGCAAAACTTTCATTGACACTGGAACACGGGCCGAAGCTTCTGAGGGTGAACACGATGACACGATATTTGCATGGGGAATAGCGTGGCAAGCGCGAAAAACACTCGAACGGAACTTCAATATTGTTTGAAATAATCTCTTTTCAGAAGTTTGTGCAGAACGCCGTTCAAAAGTCATATCCAAATTTAGACCCTGATTTTTTTAAAAGCCCGAATTTACTGGCTGCTTCCAGGGATTTAGTAGAACATCCGTATCAAAAATCTTCCCATGTATACGCCGCTGTAACGGCGATTTCCAGTAACGTCAGCCGGTTGCCGTGGGTGCTGGATTTGAAAGCCACCACGGAGCAAGAGGTTATAGAAGAACACGCTTTATTAGCTTTGTTGGACAACCCTAATCCGCTGATGAGTGCCACGAGTTTTAAAGAGTTTATTTTGCTGAATCTGCTTTTACCTACATCCAGAACCAAGGGCGGACAATGTTTTTTAGTTTGTGAGAGCGGGACTAATCAACCCGTCAATCTCATGCGGGGTGATATTCCGAAAGAAATTTATCCGTTCAGTGATCAGCTTTTCTCTCCCGTATTGCAAAAATCGGATAATATGCTGGTGGGTTGGAAGTTGGAAGTGCCGGGCAAAACGCCCATTCTTTACGCGCTCTCTGAGATAATCCGAATTAATTTAGTAGACCCTGAAAGCCCGCTAAAAGGCCAATGTCCGTTGTATGCTGCCATGACCGGGTTGCGGTCGGACTTAAAAGCGGCCAATGTAAATGAAAGGTTTTTCGACAATAACGCCAGCCTGGGCGGACAGCTTACGACGGATTCCGAATTGGACGAAGACACGATGAAGGCTTTGAAAAAACAGTTCGAGGAAACCTACGGTGGGACTGACAACACGGGGAAAGTAGCTGTACTGCATACCGGGTTGAAATACGAGCAGTTTGCCCGCTCTCATCAGGATATGCAATATTTGGAACAGCGTAAATTTTCCAGAGAAGAAATCCTGGAAGTTTACCACGTTCCGAAAGCAGAAATCGCTGTCTACGAGGACATGAATTATGCGACCGCCCTTTCCGCTGACAGGTCTTTCTGGAAAAAAACCCTTCTCCCACTTTCAGAAAGAATCCTGGAAGCGTTTAATTCCAGGTGGGTAAAATTCGTAGAGCAAGGGCGGTATTTGCTCAAAGCTGACCTCTCACAAGTCGAGGCGTTACAGGAAAACTTTACTGAGAAGCTTACTCAGGCCAAAGACCTCGTGAGCATGTACGTTCCCCTGAAAGAAGTAAATCGGCGGCTTAAACTCAATCTGAAAATTGAAGATTACCCGTGGCTTAATACCGCTCTGCTGCCATTCAGTTTGTCGCCTGCGGAAGAGGTAATGAACCCGCCTGAGCCCGAACTCCTTCCAGAGGAAACCCCCGCACCCATGCCCGAAACCCCAGAGCAGGCTATGCTGCGGATAGCTAAGCGGTCACAAGATCGGCAGAACTTTTCGGATATGTATATACGTTCAGTCCTGGACCCGGACGAAAAAACCTGCCGGGCGGTTTTGAATAGATTTTTTATTGGGCAGCGCAACCGTTACCTGGACAGGGTGGACGAGGTTTTCAAAACTAAAAAATCTGTCCCCTCCATCACCAAGCTGGAACAGCCTATCAATCCAGAGATTTTTTCCATTAATGCGGCCAAGGAAAACCTGACAATAAAAAAATTCATGCTCCCAGAATACCAGCGTCAGATTAAAAATGAAAAAGCCCGGATGGAACAGGAAATCGGAAAGCCGATTATCGGATGGAGTGAGTCAAGCCCTGCCGTTATGAATATCATAAAAGGCCGCTTGAAGCTGATGAAATCCGTAAACGGAGTGACGAGTAAGCGGGTAGTGAATAAAGCACGGGAAGTTTTAGAGCAGTCCATCAAGGACAACCTGACGATGGTTCAAACGGCTAAAGAGTTGAAAAGCTCTCTGAAAAAATACTTTGATAATGACAGTCTTTCCCGTTATAAAACCATTGCCCGAACGGAAACAGGCGGGATACATTCTCAAGCCCGGCATGAGTTAATGGCGGAAATCGGCGTGGAAAAAATTGAATGGATTACGGCCAGGGATGAGCGGGTGCGTGGTGCAAATCCCGATGTGCCTTGCGAGTTTTCCCATGTAGAGTTGGATTCCGGCACCTACGGAGCGGTTAAATTCGGCAC